GTCATTGTACAATTCTATCATATCCTTATACTCGCCTTTTCTAAACTTTGTCATGATCCTCAGCCTAGAGTACCTACCAGACATTATCTGATCTCCTTTCTCATTTATTGTTGTTCCTGTGATTATTTTGTCAACAAGATCACACAAGTACTCCTTTTCTAGAGGAATCTGTGTTAGACATGATAGTGTTGATGTCATTCCGCTTAAAATTTGATGGTCTGATGCTTTTGTCACACTATCATGACTCAAACTAACAGTCAGTTTCTTGCTAGGAAACACAGAGTTTTTCAAAAGCCTTCTTAGATCCTCCTTGTTGTTGGTGTATCTTGTATTTGCGCTCTTCATCCTCAGAATTCTCCTCCTAGCAGAAACCATCTCTATGAAGTTCATCATTTCTATAGAGTTACTAAAGAAGCTAATGTCAAGGCTTTCTGTCCAGGTTTCTCTAAACCATGGGAAAATTGCTTGGTAATAATTAAGTAAGTACCTTCTTGTCTCTCCTCTAATAATCCTCCCCCTATCAAACCAAATGCTATAGGCAAAGCTCCTAAATGTCATTTCTCCTTCGTGAATATCTTCGAAAACAGTGATATCGAATTTCTTTCTCTTTTGAACTTTGAGGTTTTGCACCATCTGACCTGCTAGGAATTCATCCGATAAACTTCTCAGATTTTCATACTCTTCAAACAAGGGGAAAAGTTGTCTCATCTCTTCAGTGTTTAGCACAGACTCCCTAATAGAATTTGGTGACTTGATTTTATTACAGAGTTGTCTATTTATGAAGAACAATGATTTTTTTGTCAGACCACCTTCAACAACAGAACCCCCCATCATGTCTGAAAAGGCAGACCCTTTGAAAACTACAGATTTTGATTTCATCATGTAAACTGCTGAAGCTATGTAGCTAATAATTGGGTTATCATTATTTATCGAAGACTGGACAGATGGGCTTAAAAGCTTGTAAGCAATTTTGGATTTTGTTTCTACAGAACTCAATGGTGATCTTATGATCAATTCTGGATTTTCTTCTAGATACTCTAAATCTTCAATTCCAACATCCATCTTCTCAATCAGTTTCTTTGCTTTTTTTGACTTGCCTATGTCAAAGCTTATCATGCTTCTAGCTAAAGTGTTGTTTAAAAATTCTAGATTAACGTTTTCTCCTGTCAAGTCCATATACTTTATTTTCTTTGGATTATTGATATCCTCCACGAATTTTTTCTCAAATTCTTCATTTTTTTGATTTATCTTCTTTTCAAACAGTTGCTTGAACAAAATTCCCAGATTTGTATCTATGCACAGCACCCACAAACTATACTCAAAGCCAGGTATGCCTGTCATCACAGGAGACTCAAGCATAAAATAACCCGAATAAGGGTTTTGGGAAACCAAAAGGTCTACCATGAATTTCTTAAATATACCTAGAGTGCCCATCCCTATCATCCTGTAGAATAGTTCAGCTTGGGATACTTTGTTAAAAAACACCTGCAAAAGACTTGCTCCTTCTTGCAATAGTGATGAGTTGGTATTGTACATCTCTTCTTGTCTTGCATACAATGAGTTTTGATTACTGATTATTAAAGATGCAAAGACCTGCTTTATGAATGCTTGATATATGTTGTCCTCAAATAAAAAGGAGGATTTAAACTCAACACTGCCTTCTGTACATAATGTACTTTTAATAGACAATTTCATGCCTACCCTTGACCATAGTTCTTTGCATAATAAAAAGTAAACTCTGCAAATCATGGGAG